CTATCAGGGCGACACAAAGGGGCAAGAATGGTATATTGTAGGATCAACAGTTCGGACAGGTAAAAAATAAATGAGCAGTGTAACAAAGACATTAGCAGAATTAATAACTGACAGCATCAAGGCGCAGTTGCTTGATTTACATACTTCACTTCCCGCAAAAGTAGAGAGCTATGATCCTGCAAAACAGTTTGTGAAAGTTCAACCGATGTTACAACGAAAGTTTGTAAATGAGGATCCTGTAAACTTGCCAATAATTGAAAATGTTCCGGTGCTGTTTTTCGGTGCAAATGCAGGAAAAAGTTTTCTGACTTTTCCAATTAAAGCCGGTGATTTGGGTTTTATATTTTTTTCAGAAAGAAGCCTTGATAAGTATCTGTCCAGTAATGGTAATAGTCCAGTATTTCCAGATAACGGCGGAATACATGACCTGTCAGATGGTTTCTTTTTTCCGGGCGGTCAGACAGATATTACAGCACTTAAAGATATAAATGCAAATGATGTTTTTTTAAGAAATGATCAGATCAAATTAACATTGTATCCGACAGGCAAGGTTGAGATTAAAGGGGCAAGTCAGGAAATGATTTCTGTTATTTCTGCCTTTATGGAGCAGGCTGTTTCTGCAGTTGAAGAAATTGCGGGCAGTACAGTCGCAACAGGAATAGGAACACAGCCTTTAATTAATGCGGCTGCAATTACTATAATTAAGAACTTAATGGATGCTGAAAAAACAAAATTTGATACTTTCAAAAAGTAGGGGTTTAAGATGGCTTTAAATGGTGATGATTTAGGAACAGCAATTAAAAATGCAATTAATGGGTTATCGGCTTCTGAAAAAGAAGACCTTGAAACAGTCTGGCAGACAATAGGCGGGGCTTTAGTTTCTTACATTACAAGCAATGCTGAGGTTACAACTACAGTTGCAAGCGGGATTCCATTAACAACACCAGACAATATAAACGGAGCAACAACAGGAACAGGAACAGGGGAGGGTACAATATCATGAATGATTTATTTCTTAATACCACTTCTTGGGATCTTGAAATAGAAAATGGAGATTTCAAAACCGTTGATGGAAGAAATGCAATCGGGCAGAACATAAGGCAGAGATTGCAAACAATAGTCGGCGAATGGTTTCTTGATTTGAGCATTTATGTAAACTACTTTGATAACTTTTTTGAAAAAAAAGAAAATTATGCTATAATAGAAAGCGAACTTAAATCAGTTATTCGCAATACTCCGGGCGTTGTTGACATTTCCAAATTTGCAAGCAGTTTTGATGGTGAAAGTAGGGAATATTCTGTTTCTTTTGAGGCAGAAACGGTTGACGGTGAAGTCAAATTAAATGAAATTTTGAGAGGTTAAAATAAAATGTCAGGAATTACAGAAAATGGATTTGTTATTAAAAGGCTTAGTGAGATTAAAAGCGATATAATAAGCGATTTAAAAGCCGCATTTCCTAATTTGAATACAAGTGATGAAACTGTTAATGGGCAACTTTCAAGCATCTTTGCAGATAGGATTTCCGATATATGGGAACTTGCAGAGGACGTATATAATAACATGAATGTTGAGACAGCTTCCGGGTATGCTTTAGATGTTCTATGCGCTTTAAATGGTGTTACAAGGCTTGAATCAACTTTTAGCACAGCAACATTAAGAATATATGGAACAGCATCAACAGGTGTTCCTGCAGGTTTTGAAGTTTCAGTTGAAAATAACGAGGATGCTGTTTTTGCAACAGATTCTTCTGCAACAATTTCGGCGGCAGTTGATGAAATACAGAAAATTGAATTTTCAACCGTTCCGACAAGCGGAACATGGCAATTGGTTTTTAGTTCAGCAACAACAGGAGATCTCGCATACAATGATCCAGCGAATACAGTTTCATCCGCATTAGAATCATTAACAAGTATCGGAACTAACAATGTCTCTGTTTCAGGAAGCTACAGCGCAGGCTTTACAATTCAGTTTGACAATGCTTTATCCGGTGTCGGTGTTTCAATGTTGGAAGCTAACAATAGCCTTTCAGCAGCAACAACAGTTTCAATAACTATAACGGAAGTAATAGAAGGCGGGTCTTATATTGATATAACAGCAACAGCGACAACAGCGGGGGCAATTGCAGCTTCTGCCGGTCAGATAAATACAATTGTTAGTCCTTTGTCTGGTATTGCAGCTGCAACAAATAAATCAGATGCAAATGAAGGATCAGAACAGGAAACAGATGCAGAATTGAGAGAAAGAAGGCTTGAACTTGTTAATACAAGCAATGCAGGATCAGAATCCGCTATAAAAGCAGCAATTCTTTCTTTAAATAATGATGAGGACATTTCAGGGCTTATAATCCAGGATGCAATAATATTAAGTAACAGAACAAGCTCAGTGAACGCATTAGGACAGCCTGCACATAGTTTCACAGCTTTTGTTTATTATCCAGATTGCCCAAATGAAACTAAAAATGAAGAAATAGCATATAAGATATATGAAGCAGCTCCGGCAGGAATAGAGCCTGCAAATGCGGGGGCGTCGACAGCATTAGAGACAATAACAGCGGTTATAACAGACAGTCAGGGATTTCAGCAACAAGTGGGGTTTAATCATCCCACAGAGAAAAATATATTTGTTTCTTTTGGATTGACAACAGTTGTTGCAGATTATCCTGGCGATGATATAGTTAAGGCTGCAATTGTGGCATGGGGCAATGAACTTGGAACTGGGCAGGATGTTATTGTTTATGGAACTAACAGTTTAATTAATACAATAGGTTCGATTGCAGGAATAACAGATATTACAAGTATTGATATAGGTGTAGGGGCTTTATCAGGCTCAGATGCGAATATTAGCATTGATGATGGTTCAGGTGGAGCGGTTGAAATTTCTGTATGGGATAGCGGGAATATTACAATAACATAGGGTGGGTTGAGATGAAAGAAATTAAATTTCACAAAACAGAAAGCAAACAAGTTTTTTTTGAGAAAATATCAACCTTATCAATAATCCCTGACCGGACAGGCGGAGATTTGATTTATAGAGAATCCGAAAATACTTTCTATTATGCAAATGGTATTGACAGTTCAGGTGACAGGCAAGAAGAATTATATGTAAGCTCAGATGGCGGAAACACTTTTACAGAGATCATATCCCCATCAACTAACAATTCAGCAGAAAATATGGTTGATTTTAATGGAGATTTATATTTCATTTCTTTTTATGATGGCGATTTAGACAAGTATGATGCTACAACAGGATCTTATACTGGGGTTTCTTTTGGTATTTACAGCGGGGAAACTTTTCAAGCGAAGCTATTTGAATATAACAGCAAGCTTTATCTTTTTTGCTACAATGAGCTTTTTGGCGGGGGGGCAACATCTAAAATTTATGAAAGCTCAAACGCAACAAGTTGGTCGAAAATATCAGATCAGGCATTTACAGACAACTGGAATTTTTCTGACATTGTTGTTAAAGAAGATGCTGTTTATTTTGTGGGCGGGTACAATTCCACAGATGAAACAATAACAACAACTGTTTTCAGAACAACAGACATGATTAATTTTACAGAATTTTCGAGCACAACTCAAAATATTTATGGTTCATCATATGCAGATTTTCAAGACAATTTCCTTTATTTAAACAAAGTAAATTATACTGAAAATCTTTTTTCTTGTGGCGGTCTTTTGAATTTTAATGGCGGGCGACAATTTTCAAACAAAGTTATTTTGTCAGAAGACATGATTAATTTTTATGAAATCCAGCTGCCGGATAATTTTAAGGTTTGGGCTGGGGCAACTTGCAAAAGTGGAGCTGATTATTACTTAATAGGTGGTTATGCAGATGTTACAGGAACAACTTACACAAACGGTTTTTATAAGATCTCAATAAAGAATATATCCCCATCAGTTAATTATAATCCTGATGTTTCTGAAACAGCCAATAATAGGTTATTATTTCAGTATAAGAACAGCCCTAATTTGCAGGCTATTCTTGATAGTTATGTATCAAATCCAGTCCAGAAACTTGAGGATATGTTTTATCAATTTTACAAACTTTTTGACATCGATTTGTCAACCGGGGATCAGCTTGACAATATCGGCAGGATTTTAAACCAGCCAAGAGAAAGCCGAACAGATGAAATATATCGGATAATATTAAAAGGTGCAATTGGTGCTAACAGCAGTGAAGGAAGCACAGAAGAGGTTTATTCTGTCTGGAAAATTCTTTCAAGGGGCAACACTTTAAGAATTAACCGAATCGCTCCGGCATTGATTGAATTTTACACAGATGTTGATATTCCTGCAGATTTAGTAACAACTATTTTTGAATTAATGGAAAAAGCAATTTCAGCAGGTGTTCAGATATATGGGATTAATTATTTCAGACCGGCGGGTTATTTTGGTTGGTCGGATGATCCTACAGCAGAGGGCTTTGATGTTGGGCTGTTTGATTTTAATATAATTAACAATTAAAAAAAGGAGTTTTAAAAATGGCTGATAAGATACCAAGTCAAATCGGTTGGCTGGCAACAGCATCCGGGGCAGTTACAGAGCCAATTTCAGCAAGAAAAACTTTAGGTTTTGAATCCGGGGCTGCCGGGTATAAACCTAAGTATAATGAATTTAATTGGTTTTGGCGAGAATCAAGCAGGTTCCAGGATGCTGTTCTTGACGGCGTTCTTCAAATAAATGTTGATGCAAGTTCAGGCGATGATAGCAATGATGGTTCTGCATCAGCTCCGCTTGAAAATCTTACAACAGCATTGAAAGCAGCCATTCCCGGAATAAGGACAGAAATAATCCTGAGTGATGAAAATCATGATGTTGATGAAGAACTTGACCTTTATAATTGCAATATAGAAATTCCTTATTCAGGATCAAGTTGCACAATTACATTTAAGACATATTACACAACTTCAAATAATATCTATGGTGTCAATATGTATAACACAACCATAGATTGTGAGGTTGATATAATAACAGAACAAGCAGCAAATGCTGGGGCTTTTTTTGCTAAAAATTATTGTTTTGGATTTAAAAGCGGTCTTAATTATCTGAAATTTGCAGACTGGACAAATAATACAACTATTTATGGTGGTTCACTAAAAAAACCTTGTCTTGTTGAAACTAGAAATTCTGGCTTTTCTTTGGGTGTTGTTGTTCCTTTTAATTCTACAATAACAACTAACAGCAAGGGTTATGTTGCATATGTTTCTGATTATGGTCTTCTTGTTCTTCATCAAGATGTTGGGTCACTTGCGACAACAATAGATACTGAATATTATTGGGTAAGCGACATATACAGAACAGGCGGTATTGATGATGTTCAGAAAATTTATTTTCCGACAGTACCAACATCTGGGACATTTACTTTGTCTGTTAATTCAGATACAACAGGCGCAATTGCAGCAACAGCAGACGCATCATCTATTCAAACAGAAGTTGAGGCATTATCGGGAATAAGCACAGCGGAAGTTGTTGTTTCCAAAGGCACAGCAATTGCGACTATTATGGATATTAAAATAACAGTTGAAGAAACTCCGCTTGCACAATGGGAAGTTGACGTTTCATCTTTAGGAGGGGTTACAGACTATACAGTAACTAGGTTTGATTTCGGAAGGGAAGCTAAAAGACCGCAAAATATACAAACTAACATAGAATCAATTAACAAAAAACCATAATTTTTAAAAAAGGGGCTTAAAATGTTTGATAGCAAAGAGGCAATAAGAAACAAGCTTGACAGATGGGAGATCTTAAATCAGGAAATAACAGCTGCTGAAACTTTTTCAGATGTTGGGTTGACAAAAAAAGGCGGTAAACAGAATTATGCAACTTATAATCTTGACGGTGCAAATGCTTTTGTACTGAATGTTTTTGAAAGCAGAAAAGAAGAGCTTGGATGTGCAAATGCACAAATCCCAGGTTTCAACTTAACAGTTAAATTCTGGAATAGCTCTGATGGTGTTTTCAGGCAGTCAGGAAGTGATTTGACAGTCGTTATCCCAAATGTTGCAGCATCCGGGGGCTATATGGTAACGGTGGATGATGAAAGATGCGGGACAGCTCAGTTTGTAACTTTTGATATTCCGCTAACACACACATCAGATTATTATATCAATATGTTTGCAATTCCTATTTCAGCAGGGGCAAGTTCAAGCGTTGATGAATCAATTCAGACAGCGGTTGAAACAATTGCAGATGCGGTTTTCACAGATGGGGCATCATTTACTGTTTCAAGTTCAAAAACAATGTCAGTTGCTGGTATTGTTAATCCTTCAGATACATTAACAGCCGGGCAGACTGCAGCAATTGCGGTAAACGAAAACAGGGAAATAATTCCTGCCGGTTATGATGCAGTAAACGAAGCTTTGCCAATTGAGAGAATTGACGGAGACGACCAGAAATTTAAGCCGAGTAAAAAGACATGGTCATCTGAAACAAAAGCAGAACACTGGGATATGGACGGTTATGTGGATATAACTCTTGGTGTTGATATTGCAAGCGGTTCGTTGACTCTACAAACAAGCAACAACTATGAA